AAGGAAAAAAGTTAAAAGAAATACCAGACTCTTACTTTGAGTACCTGTTAAAAAGAAAAATATCCTTTAAAGGAATAAAGCATTACACTAAAGTTTATAGAAATATAAATTGTTAATTATAATTACCTTATAAACAAAGTTGACTGCCAGAGGCCCAATAAAGGGCCCTTGTGTTTTATAAGGATGTTATAATCCTAACAAGGATCTTTTTTCTTCATCCGATAATTCAACTCCTGCATTAATTATCTTATTCACAGCATCAGCACGTAGATTCATAGTTGAGGCCTCCTGATTTAGATCATCCTGCAAAACAGGTATATGTGAAAAGTCAGCCTTAAGATATACACCATCATCATACAGTCCTAATTGTTGGGAGATGGTTTCATACATTTGATTGGTTTCAGGTATAATGGTATCCTGATAACTCATTCTCATTCCCTCCTTAACATTGGTAAATGTAGCACCGTTGGATTGAGAGAACAAATAATAAGATAATCCATAAGCATCAATGATTGCCATTTTATCCTCTGTTAGCTCCTCAAATAACATTAGATCCTTTGTTGGATAAGACATTGGAGTCCAATCAACATCAGCCTCTGTCATTACAAGTTTATCTTTGCTACGTTTTAACCAATCCTTTTGTATTTCATCCCTTTCCTCTGGAGTCATTGGCAATGCTCCACCCATATCACTTTTTTTGGATGATAGGATTCCAATTGCACCCATGTTTTCCAGAATCACATTCCTTTTGTTGTATTGGGCCATGATATTACTCAAAGGATATTTAAGAGTATCAATGCGATTCACAGGATTAAGAAGGTTAATTCCATCAGGAGTATTGAGATACACCATATCATCAACCTGTATGATTTCCATTTTTTCTGTATCATACCAGAATTGGAATTCCTTTATTAATCCATCCGTATCAATTTGATCCAAATACTTTCCAGTTCCAACAACCTTAATCTGATTTGATGGTAAAGGAATAAACAGATTACGTATATCGAATGAGCGTTTTGGACAATAGGCAAAAGAATTATTAAAAAGTCCATCATTAACAGCAAGTGAGAATACTACATCAGACCATGATTGGGTTGGATTAGGTTTATTGATGAGATCCAACATCCAATGAGATTCCACAGGATTGCCATCAAGATCGCAAAGAACAGGAATACCAGAACTCATCATGATAGCCCGTTTATTAATTACTGTTCTTAATTCAGGAATCTGGATGTATAGTTCATATGGTTTATTTGTATCAATCCAAGTTGGTTTTGTATTTCCCCAAAATTGGTTGTGTTGACGAGTCAGCATTTTGATAAGGTTATCATTTTTACCACTTGTCCATCCGAATAAGTTAGTCCAGAAATTGTTTTGCATACAAAAAAAATATAAAATTTACATCAATAACGTCAAAAATAGTTAATTTTAAAAATAAAATCCTTATAATGCAGAGATTTATAAAATGGTTAATATAATGAAAAAGAATTTTAATCAATACTCAATTAAGTCATTCAATAACTCAATTAAGGATATTTCATTGGGAAAAAGAGAGGTTGCAATGTACCTATCCAAATTTGATGTGATTGATTCAGATAATGATATGATTGTATCTGGAGCATTTGAAAAAAGCTAAAAGGAAAGAGGGCCACAAAGCAACTCAAACAGAAACATTGCATTTTTGAGGTACCATGATTGGCAACATCCTATTGGTAAGTTCTTGAAGTTAGAGGAGGATCAAAAGGGATTATTTGCAGTTGCCAAGTTGAGCACATCCACAAAGGGAGAGGATGCATTGAGAGATTATGAGGAGGGAATCATCAAGGAGCATTCCATTGGATTCCAGTACATGAGTGATAATGTGAAGTGGATTGAGAATGGAGAAAAAGGATACTATCAGATTGATGAAGTAAAACTCTTTGAAGGATCAGCAGTTACATTTGGAGCAAACGAATATACAGAGGTTTTAAGCGTTGGAAAGAGTGAAGATAAGGTAACAGCATTGGAGAAACTTACAAAGGAAATTGACGTAGTAACAAAGGCATTAATAAATGGGAGAGGTACAGATGAGAGAATGTACAATCTTGAAATGAAATTAAAATACTTAAATTCTCGTTTAGTTGATCTCGCAATAATGAAATCCATTGAGCCTAAGATGGAGGAAGTTCAGCAAATCAATATTAAGCAGGATTTTGATTGGGCAAAAGTAGATTATCTATTGAGCACCAAACAAACATATGCAGACTATCCACAACAGGCAGTGAATAATGCAAAGAAAGGGATTGAGTTGAATGAGGCAGTTAATAACAGATGTGCAACAGATGTTGGAAAACAGAGAGCACAGGACATTGCAAATAAAAGAGGATTGTCATTGGATGTTATTAAGCGTACATTTAGCTATCTTTCAAGAGCAGAGGAATACTACAATGCAGAAGATACAGAGGCGTGTGGTACAATTTCGTACTTGTTATGGGGAGGAAAAGCAATGAAAAGTTGGTGTGAAAAGAAGATAACAGAGATTGAAAACAGTTAATTAAATTATTAAAAAATGGAAAATCCAAACATTACACCAGAGGAAATGGTGGCAAAATTTGAAGGTAAAATTGAGGAGGCAACAAAAGGATTAGTTTCTTCAGATGAAATGGCCCAATTAAAATCAGAATTGGCAGGAATCAAAGCATTAGCAGAAAAGGACAACACATCAGAGTTGAAGTCCAAATTTGTTGAGTTGGAATCTGCGGTATCTGGATTAAAGGAGGCATCAAAAAGCGTACCTGCAAAGGCAAAGTCATTAGTTGACTTGATTAAAGAAAAGGCAGAGAGAATCAATGAGGTTGTGAAATCTGGAAAAGGAAAGGTTGAGATTGCTTTAAAAGCACAACAGAATCCATCAGATATTGGAACACGTGATGATTATGCAACTTTCCTTGATGGTACTATCAAAAAGCCAGTAAGAGCAACAAGAATCATTGATCTTTTCAGACGAGTTGCTGTATCTACTGAATACGTAAAGTATAGAGAGCAGGATGTGGTAACAAGAGATGCATCAGTGGTAGTAGCTTGTGCAACATCAACAAGTAACACAAAGACAACTTGGGTTAATAGAACAGTTCAGATCCAAAAGATCAGAGATTTCGTTGACATTTGTATCGATATGATTGATGATTATTCATTCGTTGCATCAGAGGTTGAGCAGTTGGTTAATGAATCTGTAAAACTTAAAGAGGAGGCAGAAATTTTACTTGGATCAGGTAATATCTTATCTATTGATGCGATTGCATCTGAATTTGATCCTGCAAACGTTCTTGCTCCATTCTCAGGTGCTTTTCAATCTGCAACATTAGCAGAATTAACAGCATCAATGAAGGCCCAAATTTATACTTTTGGACAAGAGAATGCATGGGATGCAGATACTATTGTAATGAATTACAATGATTTCGTAAAGTTCATGCACCAAAAGAACAGTGAAGGAGATTACTTGTTACCTAATTTTGTTATGGCAGGAGATGGTATATTAAATGGGATGAGAATTGTTACAAGCCCATTGGTAACTGCTAACACTTTATATGTATTTGATTCTACAAAAGGAGAGATCCTTGATAGACAAGGAGCAACATTGGAGATGAGCTACGAAAACAACGACAATTTTGAGCATGAAATTGTAACAATGAAAGTTGTTGAGAGATTACAGTTCCACGTTGCACAAATCAATCAAGATGCATTCATGAAGTGTACTGATATTGCTACGGCATTAACTGCAATTACAGCACCTTAATTTAAAGCGATTTAAGCCATGAAAAAGATAAAATTAATAAGAGATTACGGCAATGAGAAGAAAGGAGCTGTTATCGAGGTAACAGAGCCACAGGCATACTTTTTATTAACTAATTCAATTGCAGTTTTATCTGATTGTGGAGGAGATTGCAAAGAGTGCGAAGATTGCAAAGGCAAGGCAAAGAAGAAGGCACCAGCTAAAAAAACGGTAAGAAAAACAAAGGCCTCTACAAAAAAGTAGAGGTCTTTACTTGAAGAAATATGAGCATATTAGGAATAACATATGATGATTTTGGAAAGGGTAAGTTTGAATTGCATCATGGGATGTACGAGCA